AAAAGCGCGACGAGAACAGGAACATAGGGCTTGGACCTAACCACGATTGGTCCAGCCACGCGGCAGACGCATTCGGAATGATGGCGGTGGTGTATGAGCCACCGAACGCATCATGGGGTAAGCCGTTAAGGGTTAATTTAAAAGGTATTGTATGAGTGGCAGAATACTAGGAATATTAGACAGTCTGTCGGACATTGCTGGGGATTTAGTAAGGAGAGGTGTACCAGAGAGTACGGCGCTAAAGATAGCGTCAGGTGAACTCCCAATGGACCAGGCGAGTCGATCATCAAGAGCCTTGGATCAGGGTTACGACCTTAATAGCCCCCAGTTCCACGGAACATCGTCTGAGTTTGTTAATAGTCAACCGTCATCGGTGGGTAACTTAGGTTCTGGGTTCTATACAACGCCTGATACTGACTATGCCGGCTCTAGATCAATGGTGGCAAAGTTTAAAAAGGGCGTAGACCTAAACGCCGGGCAAAACATTATCCCAATGGTTACAAGGGAGGGTAATTACTTAGACTTAAACCAAGCGCACGTTCCGAACCAGTATTCATCTCCAGACTCACAGCAGGCATTGGTTGATCGCGGATTTGATGGAATAAGGCGCAGCATAGGTGATGAGTTAATAGAGACAAACACGTTTGATCCCTCAAATGTTAGGTCGCTGTACGCAGCGTTTGATCCAGACCAAAAGACTAGCAGGAATATGCTTGCTTCGGCATCGGGCATTGGTCTATTGGGTGCAACGGGCTCAGAGGATGCTGAAGCTGGACCCTTAACCGCAGGCGCTAGACGGCTTATTGATTCTAGGTTCTCTAGTGCTGTGGGTGGTGGTAACGAGCGTAAGGGCGTGCTAGAAGCGGTTGAGACCATGCAGACAGGTGTTGACCCCAGGTTAATGGATACAGGCTTACAACGTAACCTATACGACTTTGAGGGTAGCCCTTATATTCTAACGCAGTCTGATCGTTCGGCTGCTGGAGGGATATTAGACTCTATTCACGGCAAGGCGATTGACCCGGTTGACTTACGGGGTGGCAGAGACTTCATGTTCGACCCAAGCTCTCAGGGTCAGGTATGGGCCTCAGACCCAGGTGTTGTTAACTCCTTGCATAAGCGAGCGTCTGAACTAAAGAAAGAGTTTGGTCAAGACCCCTTGATACTTCCCTACACGATGGCACCGACTGGAATTGATTTTTCCACGATGCCTTTAGATACAATGATTAACTATGCCCGTCAGGGTATGAGTAAGACCAATATTAAGAAGCTTGATCGTCAGATTAAGGCTGTCATCCCTGAATGGGGCGGCATTAGTGACCCGGCCTCCAATGCAATCTTTGGTCAGGTAAAGGGACCAGCGCGTAAGAAGATCGCCGACATTATTGATAAGAGCTACCGTGACGTTAACGGTGGGTTATCAATCTCTGAGGCTAGGGCTGCAACTACTGATGCCGGTCAGTACATGGAGGCAGAGGGCACACTCAAGAACATAGGCCGTATTGACAGTTCCGCTGGATTGATTGCTGAGTCAGGGCATCCTACCTATCGCGGTGGTCTTCCTGGTGAGGGTATCGGTACACTGGCTGAGTCTATTAATGCTAGACCGCTTATGGAGAATAACGGTCGAGTCCTCGCCAATGATATGTCAGATATTCGTGCATTAAGCATGAACCACGGACTATCCCAAGGGGTCATTGATGAGGGCCTATTGAAGCGCGTCTATGGTCAGGCTGATCCTAAACTACTGGGCGCAATGGCATTAGGTACTGGTGGAGCGGGTGTTGCCGCACCTGCCGCCAAGGGGCTGTTTGATTCAATAGGCGATACAGCACTAGAAAGCATGTCAAGCGTTAACCGGGCAGTGGCTAATGGGGTGAACTTCTTAACCTCTGATCAAATCAACGCAATATTAAACCTATCAGGAAGCGATAAGCGCATCCCTGATTTATACGATATACCCGGTGTGGAAAGCGGTACGAAAGGCAACTACATGGAACCAGGTCTACTCCGTCAAATTGTCCGGCAGGGCAGTGAATTTCTAAGCCCCATCTAAGGTAACCCAATGGCAATTACAACCTACAGCGATCTTAAAACAAGCATCGCTGACTACCTCAATCGTGCGGATTTAACGAGCGTTATACCTACGTTTATTGATCTCGCAGAGGCACAGATTAACCGTGATGTTCGGCACTGGCAGATGGAGAACCGGGCGACAACGACCTTTGATGGGCGTTACGCAACCAGACCCTCCGACTGGATTATGACCCAGAGAATGCACTTGAGCACCGGCAGCACCACCGCAATGACTTTAATCAGTCAGCAAGCGATGGCCGAAAAGCGTATGGCCGCAAATAATGCATCTGGAAAGCCGTTGTTCTACTCACACAGTGAGTCTCAGTTTGAACTGTATCCAACGCCAGATGCGTCCTATACCGCCGAGGTTCTGTACTACCAGAAGATACCCGCACTGACCGACAGCAACACCAGCAACTGGCTACTGAGCTACGCGCCTGATGTCTATCTGTACGGCGCACTGATCCACTCAGCGCCTTATTTATCAGAGGACGGCAGGACGACCGTCTGGGCATCAATGTACCAGGCAGCCGTTGATCAATTAAACCTACAGTCCGAGACTTCTAAAACGTCTGGGGCTGGTCTTAAATTACGAGTAAGAGGATTAGGATGAGCTTTTCAAACTATTTAGAAACCGAGATACTGGACCATGTATTTGGTGGCGCTGCGTACACTGCGCCGTCAACGCTGTATGTGGCACTTTACACGGCCACGCCTAATGACGCTGGCGGTGGTACTGAGTTAAGTGGATCGGGCTACACGCGCAGGACTGCTTCCTTCTCAACCTCTGGGGCCACTACGTCTAACAGCGGCGCTGTTGAGTACCCAACGGCAACAGGTTCGTGGGGCACGATCACGCACATTGGCGTATTTGACGCGGCCACCTCTGGCAACTTACTGGCCTATGGCGCATTAAGCGCATCCAAGGCTGTTGCTACGGGCGATGTGTTTCGCATTCCAGCCGGTGATCTTGACATTACGTTGAACTAATATGCTTTACAGCGCAGGGAACTACGGCTACGGAGATTATGCCGTCCACTCTATGCTGTATGGAGAGTACCAGTACGGCAGCGCGACCTACACGGGAACCCGGCTAGCAAACGCATCGTCGGCCATAACGGCAGCATCATCACTGTCTGCAAGTGCTTTACGATACCGATCTGGGTCGCTAGAGATTACGGCGGCTGCTGCGTTCACTGCTGCTGGCGAGAAGATATTCCAAGGCGCGGTGCCAATGTCCGCAGCGGCCTCGATGGTCGTAGCCGGGCAGAGTGTCTTTCAAAGATCGTCGGCACTGAGTGCGGCGGCCTCAGTCTCATTCTCGGCCAACATTACTGTGTCAGGTGGCTCAACGATATCGGCACTAGCATCCATTGTTGGTGCTGGAGAGCTATCGGTCGTGGGCGCTAGTCAGGTAACCGCTAATAGCAGTGCGTTATTCTCTGGAAACATTACGGCTGCCGGGGCGACAACCATGCCTGGTGCCGCAACCTTAAACATTGTCGGCACCATACTTTGGGCAGACAACGCACTTACCTCGGTGAACTATGCCGAGATCAATCTGGCATCGAACACTTATTCTGATGCCAATCTAACAAATAATTCTTGGGAGGCCGCGTAAATGGCTGATACAACTACCACATCATACTCGCTTGTTAAGCCAGAGGTCGGGGCATCCGCAGATACCTGGGGAACCAAGCTCAACACTAACCTAGACAACATCGACAACTTGCTCGACGGCACAACTGCTGTCGTAAATATGGACCTAAACACGCCAGACATTGATGGCGGCACGGTTGATGGCGCAGTCATCGGTGGCGCGACTGCTGCTGCCTTTACAGGCACTGTTGTTGTAGCTAACACCTCGATCAATATCGCTGGTGATGGCGCAACTGTAACCGGGATCAAAGACGAAGATAATATGTCGTCTAACTCTGCGGTCAAGCTGGCAACGCAGCAGTCTATTAAGGCGTATGTTGACAGCAAGACAGCCGGAGGTGTGACTACGGCTACTGTCGGCAGTAACGCAAGTGCCACAGCAAATACGCACCATTATGTTGGGACCGCAGGCGTGACACTTACGTTACCAACACCAAGTGTCGGCATGACGATTCATGTGACTGTTGGAAACTTTGTCAACACAATCATTGGCCGCAACAGCAGCACCATTGCAGGCTCTTCAGAAAATCTGACTATCGATGTGGCCAATATGGCCATTGGATTTGTCGGTATATCAACCTCAGCATGGGTATTAATCTAATGGCTACACTAAGTTCAATCGTATCAGCAGGTGGCGGTGGAACCGCAGAATTAGGGCTACCGTTTGCTCAAGGTAGCTTGGAAGCTGGTGACGCAACTGCTCAGAATTTTGCACGTACCTCGGCTAATTTTTGGACTCGCGCTGGCAACCTTAATTATACTGGGTCTAGTCTTGAATACACTACTCCACCTAGCTCTGCCGAAGATACGTGGTTTACGTTAAATAACATTACATCAGGCAGCGGTGCTGTCACACACATAATTATTCCTGGCAGTACAAGGGGAGGGATACAAGTAAAGCTAACAGTTGACGGAACTGCTACAACTTATACAACGCCTCTTTCGCCTAATTCAATTAATTTGTACACAAGCTGTTTTGGTGGATTTACAACAACAAGTAGCACTAATAACTACAGTAGTGCATGGTATCAATTGCGTGGATACCCTAATCAAGTACTAGGTATTATATCTCCTGCTGAAGCATTGCAAAGAAAAATTTATTTGCCTTTTGAATCTTCATTTAAGTTAGAGGTTTTAAAGCCTTCAGCAACAGCAGGTAGCTGGGTTACCACTAGTTTTTCACCTAGAGGCGGCATAATAAGAACAACTATGAAAGGAATAAACCGATGAATATAATTGCGTGGAATCCAGAAACAGACGTAGCAGTAACGCCAGAAAGATTGCCAGAAATAGGCGAATACGCTAAGTTTGAAGACGGTAATTCAATATGGTTTTGCGGTTATAATCCAGCGCCTACGTTTACTGATTTAGAAATTGCAGAAATGTCAGCAAGAGATTGGCGTGACGCAGAACTGTCATCTTCAGACACAGCATCACAAACCCCAGACTGGCCTAATCGTGACAATATCCTGAATTATAGGACTGCCTTGCGTGACTGGCCGTCCACTGGAGACTTTCCCGCAACTCGGCCTACTTTGGGTAGCTAAAAATGATCGTTGAGATTTCACTGCTTGTTAGTGGTATTAAGGCGGTCAACGAGACCATCGCCACTTTCAAGGAGGGAAAGGACAACCTGGATGGCCTTGCTGGTGTATTTGGAAGTCTGTCAGATTCCAAAACCGCTATTGAAAAGATTGACCAGCAAGTAAGCCAGGGCGACCACGTTCTGACTCAAGAGGAGGCATTGAAACTTGCCTACTGCCGGGAAGAGGTTAGGAAGCAAGAAAGGGCTTTAAAGCGCGCTACGCCTCCCACGGTTTGGCGCGACATGCTGCACTTAAAATCTAAAAGTGAGCAAGACGCAAAGCACAAAATTCGCGCACAGCAAAAGGCTGTCGCCAAAAAAACACAGATGATTCGATCACTTGCCGAGGGAATAGCTTTTTGGGCTGTCCTTGTTGCGCTTGCAGTTTCCGTTATTTATTACACAGGCATATATGGCTAACTTTGACCCTGCTGACCCGGACGATTGGAAGGGGCTTGGTCTGGTAGTTTTTATAGGTTTTGCAGTGTACGCCACTAGATTGTATTTCGGCCCGACCTAGGGCGATCAAAGGAAAAAAATATGGCTCTCGTTGCCCTTGATGTTCCCGCTGGTATTTATAACCACGGTACAGAATTAGACTCGGCTGGCCGATGGATTGATGGAAATTTTATTCGTTGGCAAAACGGCTCAGTGCGCCCTATTGGCGGCTGGACGACCCGCAAGGCATCTGCCACAGCATCAGTCCCTAGAGGCTCTGTCGCGTGGATTGACCACAGCGATGACGCACGACTAGCGGCTGGCACTTACAACAAGCTATACGGCATTAACCAAGGCTCTGTAGTGGCTGACATAACGCCTGCTGGTCTTACTTCAGGCACAGTTAACGCCGCCGTGAATATTGGTTATGGCGGTGGCACGTTTGGCCTTACCACCTGGGGTACACAGAGACCCAGCACGGGCGTACCAGAGCACGTTACTACTTGGTCGCTTGATAACTTTGGTCAGTATTTAATAGCCTGCTCTTCTAGCGATGGCAAGATTTACCAGTGGCAGCTAAATGCCTCAGTCAAGGCGGCGGCGCTGACCAATGCGCCTGTAAACAACAAGGCCATGATGGTCACCGATGAACGATTTATCTTTGCACTGGCGACAGCGGGTAACCCGCAGAAGATTGCCTGGTGCGACAGAGAGAACAACACTACATGGGCACCGGCCACGACCAATCAGGCAGGTGACATTGAGCTACAGACCACTGGCGAGATCATGTGCGGTGTGCGGGTGAAGGGGTCGGCGTTAATACTGACTACACTTGATGCACACTCTGCAACTTACGCTGGCCCTCCCTTTGTCTACTCGTTTAACCGGGTGGGTACTGCCTGCGGCATCATTTCACGCCAATCTGCCATTGCAGTTGATGACGGCGCGTTCTGGATGGGTACGGCTGGATTCTTTCAGTACAACGGCGCAAGTGTGCAAGAGATGAGCTGCGATGTTCTCGACCATGTTTTTACCGACATCAACGAGTCGCAGCGATCTAAAGCCTGCGCGATCCATAATTCGCAATTTGGCGAGGTCTGGTGGTTTTATCCGTCCGCATCGAGCAATGAAAATGATCGCTATGTAGTCTATGACTATAAAGAAGGCCATTGGAATATCGGTGAGCTATCGAGGACCACGGGCGTTGACTCTGGCTCGTTTAGATCACCGCTATGGTTTGATGCCAGCGGCAACCTTTATAACCATGAGTTTGGCTACAACCACTCGTCAGCGCCTTACCTTGAGTCTGGCCCAATCACACTAGGGTCAGGCCAGAACATCGTCCGGGTCAATGAGATTATTCCCGATGAAGGTACACAGGGTCAGGTGTCGCTTACCTTTAAAACGCGCTTCTACCCGAATGGCACGGAGACAAGTCACGGACCCTTTACGTTAGCAAATCCTACGGGCGCAAGGTTCCAAGGTCGTCAGGTCAGAATGCTCATTAATGGCTCTGAGGTGAATAACTGGCGAGCAGGCAAGATGCGACTAAATGTTGTTGAGGGTGGCAGACGTTGAGTTTTCAGCTACCCCAGCCCATTGGTCCACATTGGAATATGTGGGCAAAGCGCCTGGTCGATATATTGTCGGCGACTCGATCCCAGTTATCGTATTTTGTCACCGGAGACTCGGCAGCCAATGACGGTATATTGCTGTATGACGCGGCTGGTTACCCGGTTGTTTCTCAATCAAGCGCATTTAAGCAAATTCTAGTGGGAGGTGGCTGCGGCCAGTTTTATGCAACAGCAACGCAGACTCCAAGCCAGGCGAATACAGGTTATGCGATCTCATTTAACACTGCGGCAGCGACTGACGGTTTGGCGATCAATGGCTCGGACGCAACCAAGATTGATGTCACCGATGCAGGGCTGCTCGAAGTCAGTATTACAGCCCAAGCAACCGCCTCTAGCAGCTACACCGGATACCTGTGGATTAACGTCAACGGAACCGACGGTTACGCTGTAAAAAAGGCCGTTAATGGTGACGACACAATCACCCTTACAGCCCTTGTAGCGGTAGGCGCTAGTCAGTATCTAAAAGTGTTCTATGCGGCCTCAAACACGGGCTTAACGCTGCCTAACACGGCGGCATCATCACCCATCCCGGCAATCCCTGCGGTGCAGGTTTCAATTAGCAGAATCAAGCAATAAATGGACCTTAATTCGGAGCTAAATCGGTGTAGACCGTGGATAGAGGCTGCCTTGGAATATTCCGGTGGTACGCACTATTTTGAGGACATTGTTGAAGGGATTGTGTCCGGCAAGATGCAGTTTTGGCCTGCGGTTAAAGGGTGCGCGGTAACAGAAATTATTGTCTTTCCAAGAAAAAAGGTGTTTCACATCTTTTTGGCGGGTGGCGAGAAGAATCAGATAGTCGATATGGATGAGTCAGCGGTGCAGTTTGCTAAAGCACAGGGCTGCACAAGCATGACGATAGCCGGGCGAAGAGGTTGGGCTAAAGTTTTAAAAGCTAAACAGTGGACAGAAGCGTTCACCACACTTACGAAGGTAATTTAATATGGCAGGTGGAAAAGGCGGAAGCCAATCATCACAAGTTGAGATTCCAGCTTATCTGGAGAACGCATCTAAAAAGAGTCTGAACCGAGCGGAGCAGGTCCAAGATATTGGCTATATGCCGTATATGGGGCCAGACGTTGCGGCGTTTACGCAGCCACAGCAGCAGGCCATGCAAGCTAATCTTGATGCAGGCGCGGCCTTTGGTTTAGTTGACCCAGGTATGTCAGCAATGGACGGTATGCCACAAGCGCAAGACTTTGGTGGCGTTCAAGGGCACTCGTCTTTCCCGATGTATCAAATGGCGGTTGATGACCTAAAAGCATCACGCCCCGGTCAGGTTGCAGCTTACGACAAAATGTATGTTGACCCAGTGACAGGCGAGGGTGGGCATAACAGTGCGCCTCAAAATCCACAGTTCCCAGGCGGCTTGATGCCCGGCGGTCCTACCAGCCCCTACGTTCAGGGCCACAGTTCCGATATTGGCTCGTACCTTGCGCAGAATGATCCGTTTGGCGACATTCCCCAGACTGGCGTTAACTTTAGCACTCGCGCTGGACAGAGCAATCCGAACGATATTAATCCGTATGACTATGGCTCATATGACCAAATGTTTCCTGACGACATGATCGTGCGTGACCAACTTAACAATCAGCAGTTAGCAGGCAACGGGTTTAATCAAGGCAACTTTAACCAAGGCCTTGATATGACTAGCGCACAGCTTTTAGGGAGAAAATTCGATGTCTAATGGCGGCGCTCAAGGCGTAATGAAGACCCAGAACCCTATGATGACACGCGGCCCAGGAATACAGGCACAAACATCTTTTCCCCCATTAATGCCAAATCCCAACGGCCAAACTACACATCAAGGCTTTCCACCTCGCGGCGGCCCATCGACCCCTGGGTTTCCCCCAATGACAGGCGGCACCCCTCCAGCGCAACCGGGCGCTCGCGCACCAAATATTAACCAGACAGCGGCAACAGGTATTAACGACTCGATTGCTGGCGCTCGCCGCGAGATGAACTACCAGCCTGGCTATATTTCGCCACAGCAGTCTCGGACATCGACAAGTTATGGTCAGGGTTATCAAGCCGCTGGCGCAAACGGTCAAGGTTACCAGGCTAATACGAATACGGGTCAAGGCTACCAAGCCGCCGGAGCTAACGGTCAAGGCTACCAAGCAAATACAAATATGGGTCAAGGCTACCAAGCAGCCGGAGCTAACGGTCAAGGCTACCAGGCTAATACGAATACGGGCCAAGGTTACACCGCAGCCGGAGCTAACGGTCAAGGCTACCAAGCCGCTGGACAGACAGCGCAGGGCTTCGACGCATCAGGGGTAGATTCGCAAGGTTACAATGCAACTAATGCAGGCTCTCAAGGTTACGGCGCGAAAGATACCACTGCCACTGGTTATGGTGCAGAGCGTTTAGGCTCAACCCCAACAGTCGGCGTAAATAACGTGCAGTCGGGGCTTCTCGCAAACCAAGACCTTAGTAGTTACATGAATCAGTACGATAACGCGGTTGTCGATAACACGTTGTCCGACCTGGACCGTGCTCGGCAAATACAAGGCCAGACTATTGGTGCTAACGCAACAGCCGCAGGAGCATTTGGCGGCTCTCGTCACGCATTAAGGGAAGCCGAAAATAACCGCAACTTTTATGAGCAGGCGGCTGATACATCAGCGCAACTTCGTCAGTCTGGGTTTAACAATGCTCAACAAATGGGCCTTACCGACATCGGCAACACCATGCAGGCTAATCTTGCCAACCAAGGGGCTAACCTACAGGCAAATAGCCTTACAGCTAACTTGTCGCAGCAAGGGAACATGGCAAATCAATCTGCTGCAAATCAGGCATCGCAGTTTGGGGCGCAGTCTCAGAACCAAGCAAACCTTGCCAATCAAGCGGCGCAGAACAGAGCGTCTGAGTTTGGGTCGTCAGCGGCTAACACTGCGGCATTGACTAATGCAGCAGCGGCTAATCAGGCCTCGCAGTTCGGAGCAGCAGCGGCTAATCAGGCGGCAGGGCAGGCCTCGCAGCAGCAGCAGCAGGCGGCTATGTTTGGCGCTCAAGCCTCTAACGCGGCAAGCTCTGCCAATCAGCAGGCGCTCAATCAGGCTCGTCAGTTTGGTGCTCAAGCCTCTAACACGGCAGACCTTGCTAACCAACGGGCAGTTAATCAAGCAGGTCAGTTTGGAGCACAGGCTCTAAACACCTCTGGCCTTGCTAATCAGGCCTCGCTCAATCAGGCTCGTCAGTTTGGTGCACAAGCGGGTAACACCGCAGACCTTGCTAACCAACGGGCATTGAATCAAGCAGGTCAGTTTGGAGCACAGGCTTTAAACACCTCTGGCCTTGCTAATCAGGCCTCGATTAATCAAGCGCAGCAGTTTGGTGCTCAGGCAGGCAACACAGCTAACCTCGCCAATCAGTCATCTTTAAATCAAGCTCGACAGTTTGGATCGCAGGCTTTAAACACCTCTGGACTTGCTAATCAGGCCTCGATTAATCAAGCGCAGCAGTTTGGTGCACAAGCGGGTAACACAGCTAACCTCGCCAATCAGTCATCTTTAAATCAAGCTCGTCAGTTTGGATCGCAGGCCCGTAACGCCTCCAGCCTTGCTAACGCCCAGGCTCGCAACAACATGGGTCAGTTCAACGCACAGCAGCGTATGGCGGCTCAAATGGCTAACCAGAATGCAGGTTTAGCCGGGTCACAGCAGCGCCTAAATGCAGGCAACCAGCTAGGTAACTTGAGTAACTTAGGCTTTGGCATGGGCCAGACAGTCAATCGCAATATGGCACAAGATGGCGCAATGAAGCAGGGACTTAACCAGCTATTAATTGATGCGGCGCGAAACCAGTTTAATCAATACACAAATCAGCCTTACAAGGACACTGGCTTGATTTCTGCGGCATTGGGTCAGGCACCAGTTCCTCAGACCACAACGACCAGCAAGAACCCTGGTCTGTTTGATTATCTAACTCTCGGCGCGGGGATGATGTAAATGTACGATCCAAATCAGGACGCTGAAGAGCGTTTGCGAAAGGTGGCGGTGGAACGGATATTGATGAACAACAAGGACATGATGGCCGGTATGGACATGACCCCGACGATTCCACAGACAGAGGTTGCCGTTGCGCCGCCAGAGATGCCAGACACCAGCATGATGGACCAGATGCAGGCAGCACTTGCTAACTATCAGGGCATGGCACCGATCAATCCAATTGTCGGCGATGTTACTCGCGGCGGTCAGCAAATACAGGCCATTCAGCACCAAATGGCTCCCTACGGCACTGGTCTTAACACTGGTGGTCTGTTGGCCGACATTGGTAATGATAAAGACGATGACAAAAAGGCCAAAATGGCCGAAATGATAATGAAGATGATGGGAGGCGGGCAATGACACCAGAAGAGATGCAAGCAGAGATGGAAAGACTCAAGGCCAGTGGCGTTTTTGCGGGTACACAAGCAAGCCAAGCTCAGGCATCGGTCAACAACATGAACGCGCAAATGCAGGGCTTACAAAGCAGCGGAGCCTTCAGGGGTGCGCTACCACCGCCAGCAAAGCCGCCTCCTGGCCTACTATCTCGGATGGGTACAGGCATTAATAATTTTCGGAAAGATGACGAGAAGATGGCTCGATTGACGATGGGCCTGAACTCGATGCGCTTAAACCCTGATCAGGGCATAGCGGCATCTGCTGCTAATACTATTGAGCAGGCGCAAGCGCGCAAACAAACTTCGCTAGACGCTGCTGGCACAATTAAGTTTTTACAAGGCAGGTCAGCAAGCGATCCGATGGCTGCTCAAGCTCTTGACGCTATTAAGGCAAATCCTAGTATGGTCAAGGACATCATGGGCGCATATTTGTCCGGGCAGTTTAAGTCGCCGCATATGAGCAAAAATATTGGCTCTATCCAGACGGCACAAGAAGATATGCCAAAGCACGGTATGAAGGCTGGCGATCAATTTACCTATCACCTAGACCCTAACGCTCAAGGCGGGTACAGCCTTATTAAGTTAGGCGGTACAGGCACAACTGATATAGCGCAGGCGCAGATGGAGCAAGACGCTACACTGCGAGAGTCAGATATTCAGCAGGCGCGCTCCCAGGCGAAAGACTACTTTCAGAGATACGATGCTCTTAACAATCAAATCTCATCGTTGCGACAAGCAAAAAAGCTGATTCAGGACGGCGCGGAAACTGGCTGGATAAAGCAACATCTGCCTACTTTTAATGCAAACACGCAGTTACTCCGCAATGTGGCTAATGAGATGGGTATCGATATCATAAACTCTGCTACGTTTGGCGCGCTAAGTGCTACGGAGCTAAAACTAGCGTTGGCCACTGGCTTTCCGCAAGGCATGAACAGCGCCGAAACAATTAAATACATTGACGACAAAATAAAAGCGCAGGATAAGTTTAGGCGCGAGCTTCTCAAGAAAACAAACAGACTGAATTCTGGCATTGGCTTCACGCAGTGGACTAGTGAAATTATGGAGCAGGAGGAGGCTGAATACGCCATCTCGGTCATGCCAGCAAACAACGAAAAGTTGATTAATAGAGCCACACAAGCAAGCACTGCGACAAAGCCTATTTCACCCCAATATATATGGGATCGCATGAACTTTGCACAGCGCAAAGCGTTTATGGATGAGGAGCAAAAATGAGCAGACAAGATGAAATATTAGCTTCAGTCGATTTAGGTCTAGGCGATGATTTAGCAAGCCCAGCCCAAGAGCCGCAAGGCAATTACGCTGGTAACCTGTTAAGGACCGCTGGTGGGCAGGGGTTCTTGCTTGGCCTTGGCGATGAGCTAGAGGCCAGCTTTAGGACCGCAGCGTCACAGTTCACTGATGACCCACTCGACTATAAAACGATTCGTGATGAGGTCCGAAAAGAGATTAAACGATTTCAGGCAGAAAACCCCAAGGTTGCGATTACCTCAGAGATTGTTGGCGGGTTAGTGCCTACAGTCGCTGCTATGGTGACAGGCATTGGCGCACCAGCAGGAGCAGCTAATGCAACAAGGCTTGCCGGACTAGTAAGCCGAACAATGCGAGCCGCCCCGGTTGGCGCAACAGCAGGGTATGGTTACTCGGAAAGCGAGTCTTTAGGCGGTCAGGGCATAGATGCTGCAACAGGTGCAATCACAGCCGTTGCTGCATCAGAGGCGCTTAGAGCAGTCGCTCTTGGCGTAGGGGCTGGTTATCAAGCAGTTCAAACGGCCTTAAGAAACAAGTTCGGCAATGATTACGCCGGGAAGGTTACAGAGTACCTAAATCGTCTACGAGAGCGCACAGGTAAGACCATTGATGAGACGGTGGACGATGTCCGCAATGGCGGCGTGATGGCTGAAGATGACGCGCTTCCTGCAAGTTTGCGAGGCATTGCTTCACAAGGTGGTGAGGCCGCTGGAGACCTAAAATTGGCTGCCAAAGCGCGTGTTGATAAAACTATGGCGCAAGCAAACGAAGAAGTAAGAGGCGCGCTTGCCCCAGGTGTGACAGGTACAAATGTTGCCGTTGCACAAAAACGTGCAAATCAAGAATTAAAAGACTACCAAGGCAGCGAGTACGGTGCAATTTATGGCGAAGCTGGGAAATTAGCAGAACCCGTTAAGCAAAAAATGTTTGGGCAGCTTGCCGTTAACGCAAGGCTGCGACGGTCTATGGAAGAGCTATTTGAGGCCGAGAAAACTAATAACCCTGCTGCAAAGCCTTTATTTGGCAATAAGGTCGATCCAGATACTGGGGAGCAATACTTTTCTTTCATGCGGGAGCCAACTTTAAAAGACGCAGAGCAAGTTAGGCGAGTTTTAAAGGAAATGGAAGCTAACAAATATGCAGGCTCTAGTCCTAGCCCAGCCATTGCTGTTGAACTTGGCGATGCTGAGAAAGTTTTAAAAGAAGCAATTGATAAGGCAAGCCCCAGGCTGGCTATTAACCGGGACAACTATTCTGCGCGTGAAGCCTTTAACAAAGCGTTTCAGTTAGGCAAGTCATCGCAAGGCAAAAGCGCCGACGATCTTGCAAACATATTAGACGACCTTACTCCTGACGAGATAGTTGCGTTTAGGGCTGGCTATTACCAAACAATTAGAAGAAAGCTAACTGACAATAAAGGCTCGTTTCCGGCACAAGCTGGAGGACTTGATCGGTCTAAATCAGGCCCGAATGAAATAATGCAAACAATCTTGCCTGAAGAGACTGCCGATAGCGTGATTGCTTCATTAGGTCGTGCGGGTAGAGCGCAGCAGAACAATGTCGCAATTAAGCCTGCTGGTAATTCGATGACGCAGTTTGTTGAGGAGGCTACTAATGAGATGGGTACGGTTGGTAAGGTCGCGGCTGTTAGTGAGGCGGTGAGTATGCCAACCCCCGGTAATGTTAGCCGCGCAGCCGCAGCCATAATCCCCGAAGGCTTAGGGTTAAATGATCAGCAAAAACGTAAGGTCGTTGAGATACTATTCTCAGAAGACCCTGATCTAGTTCGGCGCGCACTAACTGACGAAACAGCTTTTGGTGTTTTAAATCAAAAGGTCGTTGCCATCGCAAACTCATTAGTGCAGGGCGCTGACAATATTGTCAAACGACAAGTACCTGCTGGCCTAGTCGAAAACCTCTAAATAACCCTACTCACTGCACCGCCTTAATTGGCGGTCTTTTTCGTGGAAAAAATAAATATGGAACTGAAGAAACTTACCGAAGATGACATCAAGTCAATTGCCTCGGACGCGGTGGACAGTGCTGAAGACTTTGTAAATTCTGAGATCGTTAGTGATCGATTAAAGGCCCAGCGTTATTACGATGGCAAAGTTGACATTGGCGAGGAGGACGGACGGAGTAAGGTTGTTGCTACAAAAATACGAGACAAGATTAGAGCCATAAAACCTAACCTGATGCGCGTATTTTTATCCACCGACAAGCCCGTTGAGTTTGCGCCAATGGGGCCAGAAGATGCTCAGTTTGCAGAGCAGGCCACTAAGTACGTTAACTATAAATTTAATACCTGCAATGGTTACAAAATCCTCTCTGATGTTTTTGCTGATTCTCTTTTAAAGAAAACCGGAGTGGTCAAGTGCTACTGGAACGTCGAAAAGAAAAGTGAGACATACGACCACCAAGATTTGCCCGATGAGGAATTTAGTTTAATCGTCAATGATGATCGTGTTGAGGTTTTGGAGCACAGTGAAAACATCGAAATGGAAATTGACGAGATGGGTATGGAAGTACCCATCTCTAGCCATAATGTCAAGATTTCGGTCACCGAAGAATATGGCGATTTAGTCATTGAGGCGCTGCCGCCAGAAGAGTTTTTTATTAGCTCAGAGGCAACGTCTTTAGAAGATGCTTACGCCGTTGTTCATAAGCGCGAGGTCCGTGTTGGCGATCTAGTAGCGATGGGATACGATTTTGACGAAGTGTCAGAGCTGACTGGGCACGACACCGATAACTTTGCAGACGAAGAAAGATTTGAGCGTCAAAACTTTAGCTTTGATCGTGACGAGCAGCCTTTAGACCCGACGATGAGAATGGTCATTGTGTCCGAGGTTTACATGAAGATCGACGTTGATGGTACAGGCGTACCGACCATGCACAAGATTCTTTTGGCTGGCGGCTCTGACGAGCTACTTGACTTTGAGCCGTGGGGTGACGTTCCGTTTGCGATCTTTCAGCATGATCCAGAACCACATACTTGGGTCGGCAACTCGCTTGCAGATATACTCTTTTCAGAGCAGGACGCAGCAACAGCAATGCTCCGAGGTGTCCTCGATAACGTGGCACTAACCAACAACCCTCGCACTGAAATCGTCGAGGGTATGGTTAACATTGATGACTTTTTGAACAACGAGATCGGTGGCGTTGTCAGGACAAAAACTGCTGGTGCAATTAACCAGCTAACCGTCCCCTTTGTTGCGGGGCAAACACTTTCCGCAGTCGAATATTTTGACGCTCAGATTGACCAGAAAACAGGCGTATCAGCCGCATCGTCAGGGTTAGACCCCAACGCTTTATCTAACACTACGGCCACCGCTGTGAACGCAACGGTCCAAGGTGCAGCCTCTCAGATTGAGACAATGGCTAGAAATTTAGCCGGGGGCGTTTCGCAGCTTTTCAAGCTAATGTTAAAACTAACAATCGAAAATTGTGATAAAGCCGAGATGATGGCAATTGCTGGCAACGACTACATGCCTGTTGACCCTCGCTCTTGGAACAAAGAAATGGACGTTACAGTCAATGTCGGTCTTGGCACTGGCAGAGAGGGTGAGCGTCTAGGTGCTTTGCAAAAGGCACTCGATATGCAGGTTCAAATATTCCAAAACTACGGTGTCGGTAACGGCCTTGTTGGGATGACGGAAATAAGAAATACGCTTGCTGACATGCTCGCTCTTGGTGGACTACGCAACATTGATAGATACTTTAAGCCTATGAGTGCAGAGCAGGAAATGCAGATGCAACAGCAGCAACAAGCGCAGCAGGGTGAGCCTCCAATGGACCAGGCACAAGCGTTCCTTCAGGCAGAACAATTGAAGGCGCAGGCCAAGTCTCAGACCGATATGGCGCGCATCCAGATAGACGCACAAAAGGCCATCGCTACAGATGACCGACAGCGCGATCAGATGGACCAAGACCTCCTAGTAAAGGCTGCTGAGATTTATGGCAAGTACCAGACTCAGGTCGATGTGCAGGGCGTAAAGCAAGCGCAGGCTGTCCCTCGATACCCGGCTGATGCCCCAGCGCAAGCAGTCACTGGCGGTAGATTTTGAACAATAAAGAAAAGGCTCAAAGGTACACGCGCCTAGCAGGCGATGATGTATTTAAGGAGCTTTTACAAGACATCAAAGATGACGCAGTTAGCGTCTTTTTGGAACAGTCTCGTGACGACGAGGCGATCACCCTGGCGCGCAATTTAATTGACGCGCTTAACTCAATCGAAACTAAGATCAACTCCATAAAAATGGCCGATCTTGTCGATGACAAAAGGAAAACAGCACCGTGGAAACGACTGAAACAATGATGGATGGCAGCATCGAATCTGCCGCAGAAGCACTTCTAAAGCCAACCGAAATCGAAGAGACCGAGGTCGAGGATGATCAGGTAGCCCCTGAAGCATCTGACGCAGAAGAATCCGAAGATGAGGAGCACGAAGAAGAGCACGAAGAAGATGACGACATAACCGAGGACACAGACGACGAAGAAGACGATGCCGCTTCTGAGAGTCAGTCTTTCACCGTTAAAATTGACGGTGAAGAAAAGGCTGTAACTCTTGATGAGCTCAAGCAAGGATTTTCCGGTCAGAAGTTTGTCCAAAAAGGGATGCAAGAAAACGCCCAGGCGCGAAAGCAAACTGAGGAAGTTTATAACGCCCTTTTAGAATCTCGTCAGCAAGTAACTGAGCTATTCAGCAGGCTCCAAAATGGAAGCGTCACTCGCCAGCCCGTGAAGCCAGATATCGCTTTGTTAGACACCGATCCAATCGGATACGTCGAGCAAAATGCGCGATTTGAGCAGAACATGGCGGCCTACCAAAATGAGATGCAGCAGTTCCAATCGGTTCAGAACGACCAGCTACACGCGCAAAATTTAGCCCTAGAAGCCCATCGCAACCAAGAGATGACCAAGCTCTTAGAAATCATGCCTGACCTTGCAGACCCGTCGAAAGGGAAAGTGATGAAGGAGCAGATGCTCGCGGTTGGGACGGAGTACGGTTACGGCGCTGAAGAGATATCAGCCATCGTAGACCATAGGGCTATTAGAGTTTTGGAGGATGCTAGAAAGTATCGTGAAATCGTAGCAGGAAAGTCGAAGGCCGTGGAAAAAGCTACTCATAAAAAGAGATCGCAACCACTAAAAGCAGGCAGTAAAAAAGCCGGTTCCTCGCAGAAAGAGCTTCGGAACAAGCAAAATCGACTGAAAAATTCAGGCTCAATTGATGACGCAGTAGCGATGATATTGGGCACCTAAATTAAGACTTGAGGTAATTTAAAATGGCACAGCCAAGTAATACTTTTGACTCATACGATGGGTCTAATAGCATAAAAGAAGATTTGAGCGGAATTATTGAATCGGTGTCTCCAGAAGAGACTCCATTTTTTTCTGCTTGTAAAAAAACCAAAGCAACTGCAACTTTGCATGAATTTCAGACAGACGCTCTGCGCTCTGCTGGAGCCAATGCTCACGTTGAAGGCGATGCAACCACTGCTGAAGCTCGTACTGCTACAACCCGGCTTGGGAACAGAACCCAAATCTTTAAAAACGCCGTAGTCGTAGCTGACACAGACTCTGGTCTGAGCAAGGCAGGAAAGAATTCCGAGATGGCGTACCAAGTCATCAAGGTCGCCAAGGAACAAAAATTAGACATAGAATTGGCCCTGTTCGCCAACAATGCGTCTGTTGCTGGTAACGCCACTACCGCTAGAGAATTAGCGGGTGCTCCAGTGTGGATGACAACTAACGACAGCTTTGCATCTGGCAACTCTGGTGCCGCTCCAAACGGTACTGGCGGCGCTCGTACTGATGACGGTACTCCGCGTGACTTCACGCAGGCGCTGTTTGACACGACCATGCAGTCAATTTGGACGGCTGGCGGCAATCCCGATACGGTTTACCTGTCACCTTTCCAAATGAACATTGCACTGGGCTTTACTGGTAACAACAACCAGCGTTCAACTGTTCAAGCTGGCGACAACAAGGTTGTTAAATCGTTAGATGTTTATGTTACACCTTGGGGAACGGTTGAATTTCAGCCAAGCCGCTTAATTCGCGGTCGTGACGTATTTATATGTCAGAACGATATGTGGAATGTAGCGGTTTTGCGTCCAACTAAAAATGTTGAACTGAGTAAAAATGGCGACAACACCACTCGCCAGGTAGTAACAGAATTGACTCTCGTTTCGAAAAACGAAGCAGCGTCAGGCATCATCTGTGATCTAGCTACGTCCTAAGCGTAAGCGGTAAAACGAAGGCATCCCTTGTGCACAAGGGGTGCTTTTTTTTGCATTTTTTTAAGGAATAAACATGCCAAAGGTAAACGGTAAAAAGTACGCATATACCGAAGCGGGTAAGGCTGCGGCGGCAAAGGCAAAGAAAGCTCCTGCTAAAAAGAAAAGGAAAAAGTAATGCTCATAAAAGAAAAGATTATACCAACCGAGAAAGGCATTGAGATTCACAAGCAGTACGACAACAACGTCTATCTCGACGAGGTAAAAGAAATGCGTAAGCAGGGCGTTGGCTTAACAGGCGAAAACCGTCTTGTTGGCAGAATCCCAATGCACTTAGTAGCTCAATGGGTAAAAGATGCCGGGCTAAAGTGGTCCGACAATGAGGCTAAAAAAGACTTAATTCACAAGAAAATGATGTCAGGCGAATTTGACGCATTTCGAGTTTGGAAAGGACGCTACTGATGGCCGAAACGCATATTAAGCTACCAACCTGGGCGCTGCCCATTATCGCCGCGCTTATTTCATTTTCTGTCGGATACGGTGCCATGCAAGCCCAGGCCCAAGCCACTCAGATGGAGATTGAGCGAGTCGGTAAGATTGCGGTGGATACCTATGCAAAAAGCAACCAGAACGCCACAAGCACGGCTTTAAACGCTCAAGCGATTAAGAACATAGCTGATTCGTTAGCGCGTCAGGAGAAGCTCGCAGAGGCCTCTGATGAGCGCCTAACTCAGCTTATCAATATGATGCTAGAGCGTAAGTGAAGCGCCTTGAAAAAGAATCAAAATACGCTGAGTTTGATCTCGATGGTGACGGCATTGTCAGCGACGACGAGATACGTCTTCAGCAAGAAATGGTAGAGCTAACCCTGCGTGAAGAGAAGGCCGATACCCAAAAGCGCATGGCCTGGGTCGCCATGATGTCGATGGTGGTCTTCTCTATTTTTTTGATGCTTCCAATTATGCCCGATAGCCGGGTAAACGCCTTATCTGACCTTTTAGGTCTTTTCTACATCGCCCAGGCAAGTGTCTGCGCTGCCTACTTTGGCGCGACCGCCTTTATGTCGAGGAAATAATATGTCTATTTTAAGCACTATCTTGGGAAGCGGTGACGTTATCTCCAAGGGGCTGGGTCTGATCGACTCCATGCACACAAGCGATACTGAAATGATAGAGGCCAAAACAAAGGCGAAGACAGACCTGCTATCCGCGTATTCGCCTTTTAAAGTGGCACAGCGTTACCTGGCGCTAATATTTGGCTTCACGTTTGTCGGCAGCTATCTGATGGTACTGACGCTGTTCTTTATGGACAAGGACATCGCCCAGGTTCAAGAATTGATCACCTCATTCAAGATCGACTGGATCATGTTGACAATTGTCGGCTTTTATTTTGGCGGTGGCGCATTTGAAGGGGTGATGGCAAAAAAGGATGCAGCGAAGTGAGATACTTTGACCTATCAGAATTTGACTGCCAAGAGACCGGCGAAAATGACATGAGCAAAGAGTTTTTGTCAGCGTTAGACGATCTGCGCGAAAAGTGCGGATTTAGCTTTGTCATTACCAGCGGTTACAGGTCCAGAAAGCACAGTATTGAGAAGGCAAAAAACACACCCGGAACCCATGCCCAAGGAATTGCCTGCGACATAAAAGTTAGCGGTGGAGTAGAGCGATTTAGGATCGTGCAAGAAGCTCTAAAAATGGGGTTCAACGGCATCGGAATTGCCAATAATTTTGTCCACGTTGACCTGCGTAAAACTACGCCAGTTTTGTGGTG